ATACAGGCTGATCTGGCCAAGTTTGATATTCCGGAACACCGCCCCATTCTAATATCATCATTCCTCTTTCATCATCGCCGGCGTCGGCATAATTATGAGGAAATGCGTTACCGATATACACAATATTATTGGCTTGTTGACGTTTGTGAAAGTGTCCTGTAAACACATAATCTTGATTTACAAAATGATTTCTTTGTAATTGACCGTGATCCGGCATCTGTACCATTGCATTCATATAAAAGCTAGGTAGTTCTAGATGTCCAAAAATATATTTGCTTTTGATATTAGGGATGTCTTTCCATTCATCTGCAACTAGCCAAGGAAGAATCGTTACATCGCCTTCTGTAAAAGGATCTTTAATTGGCACTACGTTAGGAAACAACCTCATAAATTCAACCGAGTTAATTTCTCGTTTGTCTTTATAGAAAAGATCGTGATTTCCTAATATAAAATATACACGTTCAAAATTAGCACTGAGTCGTTCTAAGTTTGAAAGAGTATAATTCATTGTGCTGACATCAGTAGTCGATCTGTTATGATGCCAATCACCTAGAAAGATTGCAGTTTCACAACCTTTCTCTTTAGCAGCTTTGCAGAACCACTTGACGAATTCCTCACAGTCTATATTGTGAGTTCTACTTCCGCTTTTTAATCCAAAATGTATGTCGGTGAAACAGGCTGCTTTTTTAAATAGATTCATATAATGAATATTATACAGGTTATAATTTGAAAAATCAATCCCAATCTTGTCCGTCTGCAACTACGGGACCTGAACTTACTCCCGGTCCGCTGTTTTGACGAGTCCAACTTGGATTCATTCCGTTCATTTCTAGAATATCGTCTCTAATATTCTGATTGCGTTTTTCAATGTTGATAATTCTAACGAATGAATTAGTAACAGCAGCAGTATAGTAAGCAAAAGGATTATCTGATTTACTTTCATCGAATTGAAGTCCTATTTGAGTTAGTTGAAGAATAGCCTGTCCACGCATTTCATCATTGTAAGTATATCCTCGAACGTTACCACGAGTAGCATATCGCTCACAGAGTTTTAAAAACATCCGAGCTAAATTATCTGTCATCTTACCATGATCTTTTGAAAATTGCCCGTTGTTAATAGTTCCCTTCCAATGACTTTTTCCTACACAGATAAGATTGTCGTTGTCATCAAACTTCCAATGTTGGAAAGGAGGAAAATTTACTTTGTCATGACTATCTGCAGTATTCTTTAGAGTCTTCTTACGACCAGGAGCCAGCGGTATGTGATCAAATGTCATTACACGAAATACTACATCTTGTTTCGAAATCTTTTTGTAATCTATTTCAAAATCTTTAGCAGGCGCTTTTTTTCCTGTTGCTGCCTGTGCTTGTTCGTGAGCTTGTTTACTGAGTTTAGACGCTCGATTGCGTTTAGCTTCCGCTACTGTTCTTACATTAACTTTACTTAAGTTTGAAACTATAAGATCGTAGTCAGAATATTCTGGTTTTTCAAAAATGCAGTATGTGTTTTTGCTTAAATGTATTTCTTTTAATAGGTCTTTGTTTGTTAGATATTTTATTTTTGGTACAAGTGTCATAGTTTAAGGATCTCCTAATACTTATATAATAGCACATTTTTAAAGAAATAAATAGACTATACGGAGATTTTTAATGCCTTTGTCTATAAATCCTTTATCCAAATTAGTTGCAACAGTGTCTTCTCAGATATCAGCAGCATCGTCGTCTGCTGATACTACCGCTGTTTCGGAAAAATTTGGTTCCATCAAAGCAGATTTAAATGCTAAAGTAGGACAATTAAGTGGCTCGCTGAATAGCGGTGTGGGTCCTCTAGGTGGCCTGTCAGGCGGACTAAAAAGCGGATATGACGCAGCCGCCGGAGTCGTGAAAACTGCAATGGGAGGTGTTAGCAATGTTGTGCAAAGCCTTCCTTCGGCAGGAACAATCTCTACGAGAGCAGCAGAGATCGGACAGTCTATAGATAAATTAGGTTTGGCATCGGGAGGGTTAGGAACAGGCATTAGAAATCTTGCTTCCTCTATATCCGGAGCAGCCGGCGCTCTTAATAATATACTTAGTTTGGGTAGAGGTAAAAATTTACCCAGCGGCGGAGAATTGTTCAAACAGACTGGAGCATTTGTTTCGGTGACTCCCGGAACACAAGATGACTGGCGTGTAAGAATTAATTGTAACTTTGGCTTATTTGGTAATGCCTTTGACAGATTAGTAGCGACCAACGGTGTAGTGTGGCCTTATACACCTAATATAACTGTATCAACTAAAGCAAATTATTCAACAGTTGATGTTGTCCATAACAATCAACCCTTTTACGGATACAAAAATAGTCAGGTAGATGATATCACTATCAGCGGAGACTTTAGTTGCGAAACAGAAACAGATGCAGAATATTGGATTGAAGCTACGACATTTTTTAAAACAGCGACTAAAATGTTTTTTGGTTCAGGTGATAATGTAGGTAATCCTCCTGTAGTCTGTAATTTATCCGGCTACGGATCTAGAATTTTTAACAATGTACCGGTCATTATAAAAAGTTTTTCAGTGACATTACCTAGTGATGTTAATTATGTGAAATGTATGAAAGGCGGAAAGCCTACTTGGGTGCCGATATTCAGCGAAATTTCAGTGGTAGTTTCTCCTATCTATAATAGAGCAAAATTACGACAGTTTGATTTGAAAAAATTTGCCAACGGCGAAGCTGTAGGATATATGTAATATGGCCAACTATAAGAAATCTTCTCCTTGGTATAATACCAAACAAAATAATCTTTATCTTGAACTTTTAGAGATTCGACCAGTGCCTGCAGAAACTGATGATTTCTTATACACCATAGAAAATCAATATAAACACCGACCGGATTTATTAGCCTATGATTTATACGGCGATACAAAATTATGGTGGGTATTTACACAAAGAAACATGACAGTGCTTTCAGATCCTATTTTTGATTTTGAACCAGGGGTTAAAATTTTTTGTCCTAAAAAATCTAATCTTCAAAAATATTTAGGAGTCTAATATGGCTGCTAGAAACTTAGGAAGAGAAGTAGCAACATATCTAAGACCTGACGGTTCTCCTGCTGTAAGTAGCGTTTTAGAAAATATCACAGTTCCACAAAATTCAGTGTCAAGGACTAGCGGAACTGTTATTGCCGGAGCTACAATGGCTCCCGGAGTAGCATTTCAGCAAGATAAAAACAAAACAGGATCGATACCGGCAGTAGGACAGAATTCGGCCCCTAACGGCCCTCCTTTTATAAACCCTTTAGAGCGATTTGCATCTTATAATTACCTTTGGTCTTTTGCCTGTTTAACTCCTAAGCAGTATAACGATCCTAGAAGCTATAGGGGTAATTCTTCTATGTGGCTAAATGAATCGTACATTAATAAAGACGGTAAAAAAACACAGTCATCTATAGTCTTTGCATCTGCAGGAAGATTTGATTCTAATAGATCTAAAACAGTAAATGGACAACCTGAATATTATGTAGATAATTTTGTTATGAATACCTTCGTAGCAGCCACAGAAAAGACAGGAAATTCAAATGCCATAGCCTATAGTTTTGATATCATCGAACCTTATAGTATGGGTCTACTTTTACAGAGTATGCAGACAGCGGCTATAAGTGCAGGATGGCCCTCTTACTTAGATAATGCTCCTTATCTCTTAAAATTAGAATTCGTAGGATATACCGACGATGGAAAAATATTTTCAAGCTCGGATGCCCTTGCAAGATACTGGACAGTAAAACTTAAGAAAGTAAAATTTTCTGTGAATGAAGGCGGAAGTAGTTATAAAGTAGAATGTGTTCCTTACAGTCATCAAGGATTTTCAAATACTATAAATCAATCGTTCAGCGATATTGCGATCACAGGAGATAATCTAAAAGAACTGTTAGTCAGTGGTCCTAAAAGTCTTGCAGCAGTTTTAAATTCCAGAGAAAAAGCGACCAAAGCAAAAGAAGGTGGAATCCCTGACAAATATGAAATTGTATTTCCTACTGATGCCAGCGACAAAGTAGGATTAGAACCAACACAAAATATCACTATTGACAAAGCATCTGCCCCACCGACGATTATTAGCGAACAAAATATAGGATCTAAATCTCAAGAGCCTTCAAATTATGGCTTCGGGCCGTTAGGGGACAGTAAAAACTCAATGGGATTTCAACCTACGTCTGGCGGCAATTATGTTAGTAAATTAGAAGGCGATGTTCGAGACGAAAAGACCGGATTAGTGCAACGAAACAAAATGACCATTGATCCTAAGATCCGAGAATTTAGATTTGCTCAAGGACAAACACTAACAGAAATCATAACCCAATGCGTGTTGAGTAGTGATTATGCCAAGCGTGCCATAGATGCAAAATATCTTGATGAAACAGGACACATTAATTGGTTTAGGATAGATGCTCAGATACAGTTGTTAGATTTTGATATTAAAAGAAATGATTATGCCAAGAGAATAATTTATAGATTAATACCATTTAAAGTACATAGTAGCATATTTAAAAGCCCTACTGCGGCTCCTCCAGGATTTCAAGAACTTCAAAAAATTATCGCCAAACAATACAATTACATCTATACTGGATTGAACAACGATCTATTAAAATTTGATATTGATATTGATAATATGTTTTACACAGGAAGACCGATTTCTCCTCCGAGTGAAACAGCTAATAATCAAAATAGAGATCTGAATGATGCTTCTAAAGATCCTAAAAAAACAACAGAGCTACAGGAAGGTGCTGCGCCCGGAGGCGTATCTAATACCGCCGGTGCTAAACCAGTTAAGCCTGACCCCGATGCTGGCCTGCCTCCGGCTGTTGGCGGATCTAATGATATATCTACCGAGCGACGAGTAGCGGATGCTTTTCAAAATGCTTTCTTAAAAAACAGCGCAGACTTAATAAATTTAAACATAGAAATATTAGGAGATCCTTATTGGTTAGTGGATACAGGATTGGGAAATTATATCGCAGACAAAGGACCAAATAGTCAAACTAATTCTGATTTAACGATGAATTATGAAGGCAGCGATGTATATGTATACATAACTTTTAGAACACCTATAGAACCTAATTTAGGAACAACTGGACAGGGCGGTCTTTATAATTTTCCTAAAGGAGAAATAGTCAGTCCGTTCAGTGGAATCTATAAAGTCACTAAATGCGACAACAAATTCAGCGGTGGAATTTTCACACAAACTATAAGATGTATTAGAATGACAGGACAACCTCAAGATTACGTTGGTAAAGAAAGTATTGTTAAAACACAGACTCTGTTGTACAAAGAACCAGAGACTGAGAAAAAAGATCCCACTACATTTATATATGGATCGGAAGGTGAATAATGCCTAGAGAAACTAGACAGTCAGCTGCACCAGCAGCAAGAAAAAACATAGGCCCTGGACCTTTTTTAGCCAAGGTAGTAGGACATCTCGATCCTTCGTTTATGGGAGGATTGCAAGTTACTCTTTTAAGAAGAGACGGTAACTTAATAGGTGATGCTAACCAAACATATTCAGTACATTTTGCTACTCCGTTTTACGGAAGCACCGCCTACGAATTTATGGGAGCAAATAAAACCGATTTTAATGACACACAAAAATCATACGGAATGTGGTTTGTTCCTCCAGACGTTGGAGTAACTGTAATTTGTTTCTTCATTAACGGAGATCCTGCACAGGGGTATTGGATGGGTTGTATTCCTAGCAGATTCATGAACCATATGGTTCCTGCTATCGGAGCATCCACTGACGTTGAACTTACTGATGCAGATAAAGCAAGATTTAATACTACCCAACCTTTGCCTGTAGGCGAAGTTAATCGATTGGCTAATACGTTAGATACCAATATGCAAATCGATAAGGTTAAAAAACCAGTGCATCCAATAGTTGAACGATTCTTAGAACAGGGATTATTAGAAGATGATGTGAGAGGTCCTGCGCAGAGTACTCCTAGAAGAAATGTTCCTAACATGGTTTTTGGAATTTCCACTCCCGGACCATTAGATCGCAGAGACGGAGCGATAAGAAAATCTATAGGTTTAAAACAGAGCCAAACACCTAGTCCTGTTCCGGTAAGTAGATTAGGTGGCACCCAATTAGTTTTCGATGATGGAGACGACCAATTACAAAGGAAAAAACCCGCTGGGCAAGGCCCTAGAGAATATGCGGACACACTGGCAGGAGAAAAAGGAGATCCCACGATCCCTGCTAATGAATATTTTCGAGTCAGAACAAGAACTGGGCATCAGATCCTTTTACACAATACTGAAGACTTAATCTATATTGCTAATTCAAAAGGAACGACTTGGGTAGAACTTACTAGCAATGGCAAAATAGATATCTATGCTGAAGACAGTGTAAGTGTTCATACAAAAAACGATTTTAATTTTTATGCCGATAGAGATTTTAATTTAGAGTGTGGAAGGAATGTTAATATAAAAGCCAAAGGTCGCTTTAACGGAGATTTTTTACAAAATATACATTTAAGATCTGGACTGGACATGAAGGTATTTGTAGCTGAATCGTTAGACTATAAAATTGGTACAGACACAAAATTCACCACAGGAAATAATTTTGATCTAGCTGTTGGAGGTAGTGCAAAATTAACTGCGCTAGGCACCACTGACATATATTCTTCTTCAAGTCTTAAAGTTACCTCTGGAGCTACTATAGATGTTGGGGCATCGGGAAAAATCGTTATTTCTGGTTCTAGAGTAGATATTAATGGACCTAAAGCTGCTACCGCTGCCCAAGCAACATCAGCAGCTACAGCCCCACCACTTAGTACCCACGACAATATTGCTACTGCGGTCGGTGATTGGGCAAAAACAAAATATCAATCAGGAAAGATCCCTAGCATTATGAAAAGGATACCTATGCACGAACCTTGGGCACTGCACGAAAGTAATGCGCCCGAACAGGTTAATCCGCCTGCCACTGATAGAGACGACGGCGGAGATTTACCTACCGAGCATCAGTCTACTACAGCAGCCAGCCAAGTATCTGCTTCCGCTGCTCACG